CTATATTTACGTACCCAGCTTCTTCCTTAACGCTTGGGTACTTAGCCCTATCGTCGAATACAGACCAATGATAGAACCTACAGTTTGCTATTTGTAGCACCCCTGAGCTCTTAAAGTACTCCAGATTATCGCTATTTATCGCGTTAACTATCGGAGTCAATGAGTCCATGCGATTCACGTTGTTCAGATTTGTATCGTGGTTGCCTGGAATCATCAACACTTTGGATATGGAGCAAAGGTTCTTTAAGAAGTCTTGTACCTCTTGAAAAAGCTCAGGGCTAACGTCTGTTTTAGAGTGCACTATGTCACCGGTCAAACAGATGATGTCGTTTTCAGTAATTCTTGACTTCAATTCTGAGTACAGGTTGTTAAACACTCTTCTATACTCTTCCTGTCTCTTGTAGTTTCTTACGTGGATGTCGCTAACGTGATAGATTTTGTCTATGTTGTCTATACTCCACTTCGATTTCTTTACTTTGCTCATATCTTTGCTAGTATCATTTGCATTTTTTTGTAAAATAGATCCTCCTGTTTTACTGGTTTAGCGTTTTGCAACAGCTTTACCATGTCTTCAAAGCCTATTATTGAAGGATCTTTATCTTCTAGGTCTATCTGGTATACCTCTTTTCCGTAATTCACCAACTGCTCTACGTACTCCATTGCTTGTTTTACCGCGTCGTTGTCCAATGCTATGTAAACGGTCTTAACGTCTGACTCAACCAACTTCTTCATCAATCTCTTCGATATAGTCTTACCGAACAATGGGATTGCGTTCCTTTTTATTGCCATTGCATCAAAAGCGCCTTCGCAAAGCACAACGGGAACGTTCCAATTTACGTAATACTCGAACCCAATGATATCGGTTTTGTCTACGCTTGGGGCATCGTAAGCTCTCTTTTCTTTTGGCATTATAGATCTTGCAACGAAATAGTTAAGCTTACCGTCTAAGTCGTAAGATGGCACAATTACTCGGTTTCTGTATTTGCCAGTCTCACAAAAGCCAACCCTATACTTTTTTATGTCTAAATCTGTCAACCCGCGCGATTTCAAGTAGTTTATAGCCTTCTTACAAGCTAAGTTACTGTTACACTTTGACAGCTCTACGTACTCTTTTGGTAGCTCTACTTGTTTTTTCTCTGTGTCTTCTATGTCCTTAGCGAAAGTCTTCATGTTGTAGTAAGACCTCATTTGCTTTATGGATTCAGAAGGCGCTTTTACCTTCTTCAATAGACTATCTGGCTTAGATCCTTTTGTGGCTGGAGTACATGTCCAACAGTTGTATTTGCCTGTTTGTATGTTAACCGCTAACTTAGGCTTTCTGTGGTTACATACTGGACAGAAGAACACATTATTGCCCTTCTTGTCAGCTTTGGATTTACCAAGATACTGCTCAAGTAACCCAACAATGAGTGATTGGACCTGTTTGTCAGTTATCTCTGTGCTTATCTTAAAACTTTTATTCATAATATGTATAATAAAATTAACAAACCTTAGCGACAGATTGAAACTATCGATGCTAGTGAGAATATAATATTTTTTTATATCGACATTGTTTTGTATATTTACACCGATTAACGTTCAAATTCAAGTTCTATGCCGTAGCTTGGTGAGATTCCATGAGCGAGCCTTAGATTGAATGTAAATTGGACTACCAGGTGTAAAGACATCGCGCCAGGTATATAAATAGGTCGTAGACATAACACTTTGTTTAATATCGGATAGGAGCCGACGGAAACAGCCGCTAAGGGAAACAAAGAATAAATCGAACACCGAACAAAACTCAGAACCCTTAAAAGCGGGATATGCATATGGACATAGGAAAACAGCTAGACAGCATAAATAACATAGAAGACCTAAAAGATATTATAACAGAAGATCAATTATTATTAGTATATTGGTATATAAGCAACAAAGAAAATGAGCTGTCTAGCAGCGATTACAGCGTGTTATACGACTTATTATCAAAGATAGACGATAAATTTTTTGAAGATGAATAAACTAACACTGTTTACGCTAAGCACGTGCAAAAAGTGTCAAAGCCTTAAAGACGCGCTCATCGAGCAAAACACTAAATTCGATGAAGTTACTTGCGATTCTAGCGCTAATTCGTTGAGGTGCGATAACATTGAGATAGAGATCGATTGCAATTTTTATCCAATGGCACTTATAACAAAAAAAATAGAGAAAGATCGTGGTGGATATTACGTATACGTTGACGAGAGGCTAATTATCCACTTTTGCACCAAATACGACGATTTACTAATAAAAAGAAAATTGGGCAACGACTATTACGCTATGTGCGTACACAGTACAGCTGATATGATTCAATTAATAAACAAACACATATAAAATGAGGTACAAACAACTGATCCAACGTAAGATTGGAGAACTAAAAAACCAAATCAATTCTCAAAGCGCTAGCATTTCCCAGCTCAGACCGCCTGAGGAACTGAAGTTTCAATTACAAAAGATGCTAGACAAGATACAGGAGATAGAAGTATTAATAAATACTGAGGACGAATCTCCAGTTAATTACTAATAAAAAAATAATAAGTTATGCAAACACAAAAAATGAAACAACTTAGCGAAGAACAGATAACAGCTAACGTAACTAGGTTTTACGAGCTAATAGACAAATACGTCGAAGAACCAAGAAAACACAAGCTTACGGAGTTTTACATGTCCATAGAGTTAGCTTTAGCTACTAGTCCAGCTTCTTCTAAAATAACACACCACAACTGTTTCGCAGGCGGTTATTTGGACCATGTTATTAGAGTTACTGAAGCAGCACTAGTGCTAAACAACGTATGGGATAAATTTGGACAGAAGAAAGACTACACTGTCGATGAATTGGTATTCTGTGCGATTAACCACGACCTAGGAAAGCTTGGTACAAACGATAAGCCTTTTTATGTACCAAACACTGAAGCGTGGCAAATAGAAAAACAGGGCATTTATTACAAGTACAACACTGAAATGCCACACATGAGAATAGCCGACAGAAGCTTGTTTTATCTACAACAGGCTGGAATAAAAATTAACGAGAAGGAGTTTTTGGCGATCAAGCTTCACGACGGTCTTTACGAAGAATCAAACAAATCCTACTACATTACTTACAATCCAGACTACGAAATAAAATCAAACCTACCGTACATACTCCATCAAGCCGACCTTATGGCGAGTAGAGTAGAAACACAAAATAATTAATATGACAGCACTAATAATTTCAGCTGCCGTTTGGACAGCTACAATAGTAATTTACGTTATATTCAACTTGCTAAACAAGAACAAGAAGTTGGAAAACATGGTAATAAACCAATCAAACTTCATAAACGTAATGAAGAATAACGTAAAGCAGTTCGACGAATTAGCTAATAAGATAGATTCACAGATATGGGTACAATCAGATCCTGAGTTCCTGGCTCTTTTCGAAAAAATAAAAGATATTCAATCAAACTTACAAACCTACGTAGACTAATAGCATGGAAACACACCTAATGGACGTTGTACAAGACCAAGTGCTCTTAACAAAGAAAGGGGAAGTTAGAAAGAGAAAGCCAAAGAAGAGCAACGACTACTTTACAGAAGAGACGCAAGAGGCTATACTCAAGTTTAGAGCTAGCAAAAACCAAGACGAACGCGATAAGCTCTATAGAGAGAAGATACACTACGCGCTGTATAAATTGGCTGAGAACATTATTCATACGTTTAAGTTTTACTACTTGGATTCCGAGTCCATAGAAGACTTAAAATATGAACTCATATCGTTCCTCCTACAAAAGATCGATCTTTACGACGAAAGCAAGGGAAAAGCATATTCGTATTTTGGTACCATAATCAAACGCTATCTGATAACTTACAACAAAAAGAACTACGCAAGCAAAATCGGTAAGGTCGAGGTTGAAGACATAGACAATGATAACGGTACCATAGACAGTTTGATATACAACCAATTCGATGAACAGTTAGACGTAGCAGTGGTCATGGAAGCATTTATTGAAAAGTTGGATCGCGAAATATTTGACATGTTTCAAAATGAGAACGATTTACGGGTAGCTGTATGCATACTCGAGATCTTCAAAAAGAGCGATAAGCTAAACCTATTCAATAAAAAACTGATATACATATATGTAAAGGAGATGGTCGATGCTCCAACGAATTCCATAACTAGGGTAATAAAGCGATTGAAGGGCGTTTACAAACAGATACTTGAAGACTACATAAGAAAATCGGACTACTAGATATTTATTTTAAAGCTTATGGAACTAGAAAAAGAAGTGTTCTCTGGTAAAAAGATCTCCGATCTTATACAAGAGGTGTACGATAAGCAAAAAGATCAAGAAGAGGCGTTAAAAGAGCAAATAGAGCGATTATCCAGCTACATAGAAGGACCTGGGGACGCCATAGTTATGATTCCCCACATAAAAGATCTGTTCGACACAAACGTAAAGAATAACGATGTTTTGTTAAAGTTACTACAGTTGTTTAAACAGAGCGAAAGCAAGAAGCAGCAGGATTCTAGCGATGACATACTATCGGAAAAAGACATACAGCAGCTTTTTGACGAAGTGCACTCTATCGGAGCTAGCATAGACCAGAAAAAAATAGAAAAGTAATGTCGTATCAATTCAGCGTTAATAAACTTGGAGATGTTAGGGGCGTAGGCAGCGGTGGAGTATTTGCCATCGGTAGAGTAAAGAACATAGTGCTTGGGGAATTCCTTTACGACAACACTCCAGATCCAAACTATACCGCACCAGGGGACATTGGGAAAATAGCTTACGACCTACTTTATCAAACCATGAATTTCCCAAATGATAAGGGGTCTTCTAGGTTTGCCTATCCAATATTTAGCACCATAAAGCAGTATCCCCTAATATCTGAGATAGTTTTGATAGTGCCTGGACCCGGTCCTAATATGAACGATAGCATAGAAGAACAGGGTCTTTATTACTTTCCTCCGTACGCACTATGGAACTCAGTCAATCACAACGCGTTTCCTAACATGGGTGATTACGAGGTTTACGTAAAACAAAATGCTAACAATCAAGGCGTAGACAATAAACAATTAACTGGAGACAACCCTGGAGAGCTTCCGCTTGGATACATGTTCAAAGAGCTATTGGACGTAAGAAGCCTTAGACCATTTGAGGGAGATACGCTAATAGAATCAAGATTTGGATCTTCAATAAGATTCGGTAGCACAAACACAACAAAGAAACTAAACAGCTGGTCTGCCACAGGAGAGCTCCGCAAACCCATAACAATAATTAGAAACGGTCAAGGACCACAACCAACAAGAAACTACTTCGATTCCACAGTAGAAAACGTAAATAAAGACGGATCTACTATATGGATGATGTCAGGACAAAACGTAAAAATAGATAATTTGGATACGTATCCGTTAAATTCTTTCGGTTTCGGAGTAAAAGCAAGTGAACAATTAACAACAATCATCGATCGCGTAGATAGAAGCACAGAAGTGAATAGCGCCGCTAATCAAGATAGAATAAATCTCGCTTAATATGTCTAACAAATTATCAAAATATACACCCAAGTTTGGAGTAGAATACGTAGATGATCACGTTCTAATTGTATCTGACAGAGTTACGTTACACTCCAAAAAAGACTCCATATTCCTTTTTGGTAAACAGACTGTATCGCTTTCTTCTATAGGCACAATAAACTTAGACGCATCTTCGGGAATAATACTAGAAACTCCTAATGTTAGGTTAGGATCTCACAGCGCTAAACAGCAAGTGATATTGGGAAACAAACACAATCAATTCCTTTCCGATTTTTTGAATTCAGTATCAACAGCTTCAGACGCATTTTTAAAGACAGTATCAGCGGGAGAGAAACCGCCCAATCGCGAATTGGGTGATGCAATGTTTAACTTAACAATGTTCGCTCAAGTTTTGTCAAACGCTTGTGTTGAACTAAAGAACAAGTTAGATAATTCATTATCATCGACAACCTACACGACCTAATGGCATACAATCCAAAATATACGCAAAACTTAAAAGCCGGATCTAAATCTTCAGCTAAAGGGCTAGAGAAGATCATCATAAAATCTGGTTTAGCTGTACAAGATATGTCATTTAAAGTAAACACACTGTTTTACGGTAAGAGCGAAATGTCCACAGCTAATTCTACAGGTAGACGTATGAGGAACCCTTTGGACATGGGTATCATACCTATTCTTGACATACTATCTTCTGTTGACGCGTGCGAACTAGTCTCTTACGCTTTAGACAAACTTAGAGCAGCTGCTCCAGGGGGAAGTTCTTTCAATCCAAACGATAAACCGACAGATCCATTTGGAATAGTAAAGTGGACTTTTCAAAAAGCTGCGTTCGATGTACAAACACAGATAGACGGGTTTTATAATGAGGTTGACGATATTACAGCCTTAGGTGTGAGCGGTGGAGCAAAGATATTAAATCTGATAACTGAAATAAAAAATAAGTTTTCTACATTCACTAACGCGTTTAGTAATCAAGAGGATCCTGAAAGATTTGCATCCATTGATCCAGATATAGTAACACTATTAGAAGCATTTCCTCAACTTCGGTCTGTTGGAAACTACGTAAACGATTCTTTGTCGTTTTTTGATAAATTTTCAGACTTTCGTCAATTACAGAACGCTGACATACAGAAAGCAGTCAATACCATAAACAAAATAAGACAGTATTGTGTTTTAATACAGTCTTTGAATAATCCCACAGCCGCAGTATTAGCGCTTGCTCAAAATGCTATAGCAAGCCAACTTGATGGATTATTAAAAAACTTAGATTTAACACAATTAATACCAACTCTAAAAAGAATAAACGAAAGCCTAAAAAGTCTTATAGCAATATGCAATAGCATAAATAGCATAATTAATTTTGGTAGACTTATAATAAGGATATTCTCTACATTAATATTTGTATTCAAAGTAATATCAAAGTTCTTTAAAAAAAATC